GCAGAGAAACAAAAACTGGATCAAATAAACATTCTAAGAGTCGCAGCTGGCAACCTTAGAATAAATTTAAGCCCTGAACGTTTAGAAACATTAGCTGTAGATGCCATCACACAAGGATGGGATGGCGCTGACTATGGAAGAAACCTTTTAGCTGAAGCTTCATGGGATGAAGGTAAAGCTGCTGTTGGTGCTATCGGAGCGAACATGAATAAAATAAATAATCTCGCTAACGATTACATGCTGACATACAGCCCTGGTGTTGTTGAAGATTGGGCGCGTAAAATTTATTTAGGCGAAGAAGATTTAAACATTCTTGAAGCCGATTTCATTCAGACAGCTAAAGAAATGTATCCCACTATGGCAGGGAAACTTGATCGTGGTTACAACACAAGAGAGCTGTTTGATCCTTATGCTCAAAAGATAGCTAATCTTTTAGAGATGCCAGCTACTTCTATTGATTTTATGAACGACCCTAAATACAGTCCGATAATAGATTCTGTGACTGACACTGGGGAAAGACGAGCTATGACTCTTTCGGAAACAGCCGAGTATATTCGTACTTCTCCGTTGACAAAAGATTTGTGGGGGAGAACAAGCCAAGCTAAAACGGCAGCCCAGGGGTTTGCTGATTTTGTGGCTAGGAAATTTGGAGGTTTGGGTTAATGGCATCGGATGATAATGGGGTTACGTTTACACCTATTTTTAAAGGACAGAAAACTAATAATCCTGAAGAAATAGCAGAGTTGGCTATTGCGGGAGCTGAATACGATCCAGTGTATTTATTGTCGCATGGTGGCAGTTGGCAAGATCCTTTCACTGGTCAGCAGATAGGTCAATCTCTTGATTGGTCTGGTGTTGCTGAAATGAAAACGCAGGTACCTGGTACTAACATTTGGGTTCGTTCAGCTGGCGCTCCTTCCGATTTGTTTGATGAAGGTGGTCAGCGTATGGGTGATGCTATGGCTACTGCTGATATTAAAACTCCTGCTGAGGGTATGTCTAAGGAAGAGATTTTAGATATTGCTGGTCGAGTGGCTATTGTTAATACTTTCCAGCCGGATCGTGTTGCTTTAATAGAGCAGTATGGTGATTACTTTTTAGAAGAAGTAGGCACAGATATTGTAGGTAAGTCTGTTAGCAAGCTTGATGAGTTGCGTCATACTTCTACAGGTGGTGATTTGTTGACAGGCGGGGTTCCTTCTTCTTACAGGGATGAAGATTATGTGTCTGTTGATGATGATGCGATGGCAACAACAGCGGGTAATTCAATGTCTTTAGCAATGATGAGATCCAACCTTGAAGTTTATGGAACTTTAAGTGGACCGCTACCTTCGTCACAATCAATGAGTGGGACTTCAGGTTTAGATACTTCAGGTTCAGTTACTCCAGGTTCAGTTACTCCAGGTTCAGTTACTTTAAACACAAATGAATCAGGGGCAACTGCAATAGAAGAAGATAGTGCTACCAGTATCGTTCGTGACATTTTAACAACATACGGTTTAGAAGATTTATTAAAAGACGAATCTTTAAATCTGATAGACACTTGGGTTGCTTCTCAAGATCCTGCCGCAGTGTGGGGGAAGGTACGACAAAGCGAGACATATAAGGGAAGGTTCCCTGGTATGGAAGCTTTATCAAAAGCAGGCAGGGCAATATCTGAAAGCACATACATAGAATTAGAACGTGGCTACACAGAGGCGATGAAACAAGCAGGAATAGATTCAGAGTTTTATGATGATTACTCAGACTTTGGATCTTTGATAGGTGGGGATGTTTCTGTAGAAGAGTTAAGAAGCAGAGTTGCTTTAGCTAGTGAAGCTTCTTTAGCTACTACCCCAGAAGTTAAAAACGCTTTGAAAGAGTGGTATGGTATTTCTGATGAAGACATAACTGCCTATTATTTGGACCCAGAGAGGGCTACAAATATCTTTGAAATGCGTGAGCAATTAGGGTCGGCTCGGATTGGTGGCATAGCTGCCGAGACTGGGTTTGGATCTGTTACTCAGCAAACCGCAGAAGGCTTGAGAGCAGCTGGGGTTAGTGAAACAGAAGCTCGGAGAGGTTTCCAAGCAATAGGACAGTCCACTTTAGCGGAAGAAACCGTTGGAGATATGGGCGATATCACTCGCAAAGAGTTGGTTGGCGCTCAATTCGGGACAGAACAAGACGCTGCCCGAAAGGTAGAAGAACGCCGTCAACGCAGGCTTGCACAATTCGCTCAACAGGGCGGTCCTGCTTTAACCCAAGGTGGTTACATCGGGCTTGGCGAAGCTCAATAAAAGTTACTTTTAATCTATTTTAAGACGCTAAGTTTCTGCTACACTTTCTTGTAGATACTTAATGGCCGTTTAAGCAAGCGAGAGCTATGAGGATCTACCACCACCGGCTCGCCTCCCGTGTCGGTGCGAACTGGAAGGGAGCGTTAACATAGATGGCTGAAGCAACTGAAACTGACGCAATCGAATTAGATGAGAATGGAGAACCGAAACGCAATTTTCGGAGAGTTCTTGAAGATAGAGCCACCGAAGCTGAAGCTCAAGTAGCTGAACTTCAGGCAAAACTACAAGGACTTGAGAAAGCAGAAGTGTTTCGTTCAGCAGGGATTGACCCTAATGACACTCGGCAATCATATTTTGTTAAAGGATATGACGGAGAGTTGGATGCAGAGTCAATTCGTATGGCAGCTGAAGAGGCTGGATTCTTGGGGCAAACCCCAGGTATTGAGTCAACTGTTCCGCAAGCAAGTGGACTCCTCGAACCAGAGGATACAACCACACTCCAGCAGGAGTTAGCGGCACAGCAGAGGATTGCCGATGCTGGTGTTCAAGGTCAACCTGTGGTTCCACCACAATTAAATGACCAGATTCGAGCTACAACTAATGAAAAAGAGTTGAAAGCTTTGATGAGTTCTCAAGGATATGAATTTGATGTTCAGGGTTAGGTTAGCTTCTCGTTCTTAACCAGGAGAAAATTTAAAAATGGCTTATACACAAAAATCAAGTGTGTCGTCAGATCAAGTAGCATTTGAGCAACTCGCTCATTTCGCTCTTCGTAAGCAAGTTCTTCACGAAGATTATGCAACTGTTAAAGCAACAAAGCAGACCCATAATGGTTCTGGTGTGACTTTCACAATTTACAATAATCTCGCTCAAGCAACTTCAGCTTTGACGGAAACTTCTGATGTCACAGCAGTCGCACTAGGCGACAGCACCGTAACGGTGTCTTTGGCTGAATACGGCAACGCAGTTGTAACAACTGCTGCGCTTCGTGGGCAGTCTTTCTTTAACGTAGATTCAGATGCAGCTAACATCGTTGGCTTTAACGCTGCTGATTCTATGGATCAGGTAGTGGCTGATCTTCTATATGCCGGCTCGAACGTCACGCACGTTTCGCAGTCGTCACGGGGCGCGCTCGTAGCGGGCAACGTAATCACTTCTGACATTGTTCGTGAAGAGGTAGCTGGACTTCGTTCAGCTGCGGTTCCAACATTTGATGGAAATGCTTATATAGGGTTCATTCATCCTGACGTAGCTTACGATTTCATTAAAGGCACAGCCGTTACTGATCTTCGTAGCTTCCAAATACGTCAAGATGCAGAAGGAGTCCGTAAGGGTTCTATTGGTATGTTCGATGGAGTTGACTTCATTGAAACACCACGCGCTTTGCTCGTAGCTGATGGAGGTGCCTCTAATGTTGATGCTTATGGCACAGTAATTATTGGACAGCAGGCAATGGCAAAGGGTTTCTCGACCATGTTCGGTCCTGATCCTTCTGTTGTGTTCGGTCCTGTTACCGACAGTTTGCGTCGTTTCCAGCCTGTAGGTTGGTACACAATGTGCGGTTATGGTCGTTTCCGTGAAGCAGCGATTCGTCGTATCGAATCAGCTTCAAGTATCGGAGCTAACTAACACACACGTTGGTTTTAGGGTCGGGAGTCGGCAAGCCTCTCGACCCTAACCAGCAATTAGAGGTTAAGATAGAGTAATGACTTACAGGGTAAAGAAACCTAAGAAACCGAGAGGTAGATAAATGGGAAAGTATTCTTCTGTTGGTGTCCTTACTAAACGTGGAACCTCAAAGAAAACAAAAGTTCGTAGAGATTCCGATGGCTCTGTCGGAGGAATCCAAACTGAACACTGGAGTGGGCAAATAGATGCTACTGTAACTCCAGAGTCAGTTGAGATGAGAGTCCTCCAGGGAGGCGTGGAATAATGGCTGTTACAGCAAGTGGGATGTTTTGTCCCACATTTTTAGATATTTTGGATGGCACACAGTTAGCGGTTAATACTGCTTCTGACACATTCAAGGTGGCGATGATAACTAATTCATCCACACCAGATTTTGATAGTCACGATCATTGGTCGGATCTGTCAAGTAATGAAGTTTCCGGTACGAATTATTCTGCCGGTGGCGTGGCTTTAGGTAGTGTCGCTATGACGAGTGCTTCTGGTGCTTTGAAGTTTGATGCTGCTGATTCAAGCTGGGCTACTTCTACTATTTCAAGTGCGAGAGCTGCGGTCATTTATGACGACACTCTCTCTAATGATCCGTTAATTTGTCTAGTGAACTTCGGTTCAGATTATTCGAGTGCTAATGGTACTTTCCAAATCACTTGGAACGCTGCTGGTATTTGGACAATCGACTTAACACCGTAGGAGGTTTTTAAATGGCAACTGCTTACCCAGGTGCGCTTGATGCAACTAATAACCAATTACGCACAGATATAAGTTCAACGGATGACCTGGATGCAACAGGTAAAGAGCATGACATTATGCACGTTAATGCTCATGGCGCTGTGGTTGAACTTGAAACCAAGTTAGGTACTGGTAGTTCAACGGCTTCTAGTGGTGCTGTTATGATGGGTACTGGTTCAGGCACATCAGCCTGGGACACTTCACCCACTATTCTTGGCGCTCTTACTATTGGTGCTGATGGTGCAGGACACGACGTAACTTTCCACTCGGACACAGCAGGTGATGCTATGGTCTGGGATTCCTCAGCGGAATCTCTGACAATAACGGGAACTAACGCCCAAACAGCGTTGGCGGTAGCTGACGGTAATGTCACTATGGCTGACGATCTTACTGTTACTGGCGCTATAAGTG